GTGCTCTTTAAATTTTGTATATGAGTATAGAATTTGCGGCTTACACCGAGACCTCTAATAAGTTGTTTACACATGATAGCATCATTAGGCCACAAACCATACTGCTCGGTAGCATCTATCAATTGTCTTGCGCCTTTAGGCTTAATTATATATGCTGAGTTTCCAGGCAGCCCCTGAGGTATACTTTCATCATCGATAGTAGGTACTGGCTGAAACCAGCTTTGGTCACTCATGATTTTATTATACACTACACGAGCTTTCCTAGTGCATCCAAGAGGGTTGTTCAATGAAAAAACATTGTAATTCACATCATTAGGATCAAAATCTATTTTGTGTTTAAATACTGCATCATGTTCTAGCACTAGGACAGGCTCATTAAGTTCTAAACACTTTAGCCATAGTTTATAATGACTAACAGCTGCAGCTATCCTAGATTTTTTATTAGCTGTAGGATATGCCGTTTTTTTAAGACCTGAAGCAAAATCTAAAGTTGAACCAGACCAGGGGTAGTTCCATTTGAGCCCATATTGTTTTAATTCGCTATCGACAGTGTTAGGAGTAGTGGCATCAAATCTGTTCAATTCAAAATCGTTTTGTACTTTTAAAGAACTATTCTTTAACGTGTTAAAACCAAACTCAGAAATTTCATTACCAACAATTACAATGACGTACGATTTCATCTATTATTTCTTTTTTTCAGCTTTTCTTTTATTACTTCTTTTCGTTCTTTTTCCCACCAACCATCATCATAATTATTTTTATACTGCCTTAACTTAGCATCCATCTTTTTAGCCATTTGATATGCTTCATCAAGTTTAGTAGTCAGCTCTTCGTAGTGTGGATTTAAACGTAGATTATTATACATTATATCATACATCTCGCGATGTACTTCACAAATAGTACGTCCAAATCTTTCTTTATAAAGCTCGTTAAATACTGTTTTATCGTTCATTAGAATCCCTTACTTGTACTCATGTTAGGACCTGAAAATGCAAAGTATTGTGGATCTGCATATTCAATATTGACATTTTTTGTATTAATGAAGAAGTCGCTTTGATCCCATCCTTCCATGCGCATAGATTCTAAAAGTCGAGTTGCTCCTTTAGGTGTGATGGCATATGCAGCAGTTCCTGGAATTAAATAGCCACCTTTAAATTTATTTTCTTTCCAATATTTTAGAGATGATACTAATGGCCTAATTGTCGGTTGCTCGGCTTTATATATGTATGAATAAGCATGCTTTTTCCATAAGTTTTTATTATGTCTAAATGCTGCATCTAAGTTTAACACAAGAACTTCATCAAAATCTGGATAGTCATATTCTTTAATGCACACTGCATCATGTTCTAAAAATATCATAGTCTCATTTTCATCTACAACTTTTTCCCAGAATAACACATGATTAAAGAAACAAGATTTCTTTGTATGATACATCGGCTGCTGTTCTGTTTCATACGCATATGCTCTACTATTGATCATTGGTTTAATGTGATATAATTCTTCAAAATAACTGAGACTAGCTGGTGTGATACCACTAACAAGCTCTGCATCTATTATACCAAACTTTTTACAGCTTTGTAAACAGTTATTTGCAGCTTCACTAGATTTAGTGTGAGATTCTATGTAGATAATGTTTGCCTTCACGGTATTTTAATGCTCCATTGAACACTACCATGCGCACTCAAATTTAGACCACGTTGAGAAACAAATTCATTAACAGCTTTCTTCACTCCGCCTTTATCGGCATTCAAAGTTTTCCACTTGTAGTCATCGCCTATAATAAGTCCACCAGGTTTTACAACTTCAATTGCGTTATTTAAATCGTTCTTGACACCAGTATATGAATGATCTCCATCAATGTAAATCCAATCAAGTTTTTCGTCAGCATGTTTATAATCTTCAAACCATTGAGTTGCTGGTTTGCGAATTATTTCAGCTTCTTTATAACTTGAAAACTTACTTACGACCCCATTATAAATTTTGTCATAGTAATCTTGGAAATCTGCAGGATGCTTTGAACCTACAATTTTTTGATATTTGTTGTAAATATTTGTCAAGCTGATTGTAGGATCATTTACTTGAAATGCCTCATCATAACCTGATAAGGACCAAGCATCTACCATGTAGAATTTTTTAAGTCCTTTTTTAAGAAACTTTTCAGAAGAACTACCTTTCCATACGCCAATCTCAGCACCGATCGTTCCTGATTTAATTAGATGTAGTATTTTATCTGAGTCTTTATTGACTCCTGCATTTGCCATCATATCGCTGCTCTCCACGCATTTTCAGACCAATAGTTTTTAGTAGCACCCGTATCAAAATCAAAGCCCCATGTTTCGATATCATTTTTATACCAGTCAGCTACAATCTGAATAGTCTTTTCGTTATATAGATCCTTATAAGATCCTTTATTTAATCCTGTCACATTACGTGCACGTGTCATGGATGTAAGCTTAAAGTACATACAAAGGTCTTGATTTAGATTTTCAAACCTCATAATATCACATTTGATATTACCTTTTTTATCAGTCACATAATCATACGCAGGATACCAACCACGAATAGCGCGATGCCACATGTATTCCATATTACCCCATTGCTCACGTTCCTCAAGAAAGTGTTCAAATGAGTCTAACTTATACTTGCCAATTGGTGCATCAGCTTTCTTTTCTACGAATGTCGTTTTTCTTGCAAAGAAATAACGTGATACAACACGGTCCCATGGGTTACGGACAATAGCAAATGAATCATACGCATTAGTCAGTTTGGGTGATACGTCCTGCCATCGAGCATGCTCAAACCCATGGTGATCACCAATAGAATCCATGTGGCTTTTTACAGCTTGTGTATATTCATTTGACTTATGGGCCTTAGGGCCTGCAGGAATAATTCGTTCACGTAACAAGTCACTATTACGAACAGTCATACCGGCATTCTTTGGGATATGTATAAAAATCTTAGGTAGAAACATATTCTTCTTTCTTTTTCAATAAAACCATTGTGTGTTCAGATGCAACTACATCATAAAACTCAAGCACCCTATCATACCTTGGCCTCTTATTCTTGCCATAGTCATGGATAAAAACAAAGCTATCATCTCTAATATTATCTAGTATAGATTCAGCAACCCATTGTCTTGCTCTTCCGTCAATTAACACTACATCAAAGATAGTATCTTGTGTCTTTGGCCAATTAATATAATCAACAAACCATTCATATTTAGCAGGCTTTAATTTTTCCTTTTTTGGAATAATATTTGGTGGAACATGAAAGTACTTAATATTTGGTAGATGTTTAATGTCATTACTTACTTTATTATACCACTTTGCATCATGCTCAACAGAATAAAGAGTTCGTACATAACCAGATATAATTGATGTGCTACGTCCTGAACCATATTCTAACATAATTTGGTCTTTATGTAAATAGGATTGTAGAAACTCCCATTCATTAGGTTTCATTAATGGTATACTCATATTTGTTTCATAAGCTCTTCAATGTTCTCACCACTATCGGGTAGATGGTCCTTTAAAAAGAAGTGGACAAAGTGCGCTTCCGGAATCTTGTCATTATGGACTGCAGTGTATAATGCATTCCATTTCCAATCCAACCGCTGAACTTCTATTTTCTTTTTCTTAAACCAATAGTTAAGAGTAATTTGATCGGACTGCCACTTAAATGGTCCTTTACCGTTAATAAGATCCATTAGCATTGGTTGTTGTAAAAATTCACGTGCTGTAAGACCATTTAATGCTTGTAGCATTAGGTTACTATTATATAGCATGACACCAGAGTTAAAAAAACCAAAGCCAGTCTTTGGGTTAAAATCATTCCATTTTACAGGGAGAGCTGAAACCATTCGTGAATATGCTGAGATCTTTTGGGCATAAGCTTCAGTAATTGGCATATCAGCTTCATACACACTAGCTGCCGTCTTTCCATTATCAAGTTCTTGAAAAATATCAGGTGCATCTGGTCTAACATAAATGTCAGCATCAATTACGCAACAGGCATCATAGTCATCAAAATAATTAAAAATATTTTCTTTTTCAAAGATAGGCATATAACCAAGTCTTTTCCAACCACCAGTTTTACCCTCACGTTCATTCATAAACGGGTCTGGCGCTAGACGAATAATAGGACCTATCTGTAACTTATAATCTGCCCCAATACGATTAGCATAAGCTTCGACAGATGAAGTACAATGCTCATACAATTTACTTTGTTGGCCAATGGCCACTTGATATATAAGTTTTTTCATACTAACCCCATTAGCTCATTCACATTTTCACCCTGATTGGGAAGCTTTTGTTTTAAGAAAAAATGGACAAAATTACATTCTTTGATTTTAGTATTGGCTGTAAATAATCCATTCCATTTCCAATGCAAGTCATGAACTTTCATATTTTCTTCTTTAATCCATACGTTCAACAGTGTTTGATCTGTTGACCATTTCCAATTACCCAATCCATCAATAAACGGCTTAAAACTAGGTCTTAATAAAAACTGACGTGGTGTTTCACCGTTTAGGTAATTAAGCAATGATTTATTAATAACCATCACACCCATGTTTCTGAATTCTGCACCACAGCCGCTAGGATGTTTCCAGTCAAATAATTTATTTAACGGTACCATGCCATACTGCTCACGAGAGTAATTAGCAATTTTTTTCTTATATTGGGGGGTTATAGGCATGTCTCTTTCAATGGAAGCAGAAAAATCAACTTTAGTTCCTACTTCTTCAAAGATAGACTCATTGCACTCTGGACGAATCCATACATCAGCATCAATAATAGCAACCTGATCATATGAGCGTAAATAAGTAAACGCGTTTTCCTTCTCAAAGATTGGAAGGAAACCACCATATTGTTCCCATGCTCTTGGGTTTCTATTTGTTTGAAATACATCAGGCTTGATCATAAGAATAGGTTGGCGCTGACAAATATAGTTAGCGCCAATCCTATTTGCGTATTCTTTTACTGAAGACGTGCAATGATCGTAAAGTTTAGATCTTTTTCCTGTGTATACCTGATAAATTAATGTTTTCATTGTAATACTCAATTATAATCTGGGCAATTTTCAGAGCTTCATCAAAATTAGATCTGAATCTATTACCTTTTTTTCCATGTTTTGTAAACCATTTTAAATTATCTATAGTACTTTCATGGCTATTCAATTTATAGTCTTGTGTATAGTTTTCCCACACACTACGTAATGCTAATACTTGTTCTATCGTATTAACCGTGTAGTTGTTGGTTGTCAAGGTCGTCATGGTCATATTGTTCATCATACATTACTTCTTTCAACAAGAGCTTTGAATTATTGTCTGTTACTTCGCGGATGCGTAAATCTTTTTCTATAGATTTAACTTTTTGCTTACCGCGTTTTTTATTACGGGGGTCGAAACGTGAATATTTTGTCATATGCCTTTCCTAGTAGCCTAACATTTCTTTTGTCATAATATAATCTCTTACAAAATCTGATCGGACAATGTCTTCCCAACCAAAATTTATAATCTCAAAATTCTTAAGCTGTTCTACGATCTGCAGAAACTTAACAATGCCTTGTTTTTCATCTTCATATTTAAAGTCACTTTGTTTATAATCACCACTAAAAATAATTTTTGTAGATCTACCTACACGCGTTATAACAGAATCAAGTTCGTGGAAGTTTAAGTTTTGCATCTCATCAACAACAATAATAGAATTATCAAATGTAGTGCCGCGTATAAAAGATGTTGACTCAAACTGTATCTGACCGCCGATAAGCATTTTGTTATATGATGCTTTGTCGCCAAATAGTTCGCAGCATATGTTTTTATATGGTGTGGTAAATGCGTCTTCTTTTTCAGCTTTAGTTCCTGGTAAGAATCCCATATCTCTTGTTGGTACCATAGATCGCACAATAATTAATTTATCATACTCAGTATCTTTGTCAAGTACGTCTTCAAGTGCAAGATATAATGCATTAAAAGTTTTACCTGTACCTGCTGTTCCTGTTAATACAAGATTATATCCTTCATCCCACGCCGCATAAGATTTCTCTTGATTTAAAGTAATTGGGTCAAATTGTAACAAGTCGTCTAGACGTACAGTCATAGAATTATTTACTGTTTTAATTCGTTTTTTCATTATGTCTCTATTGTATTACCACGACCTGATTTTTTCTTAATACCCTTCAGCATGTCATTCCATTCGGTCCCTGCCATTTTACGTGCAGTGTCACCGTGACCTGATATAAATTGTGCTGTTGAGAGTTTTTGTTTATACTTACCTTTTGCAAGTAATGCTTCTCGTTCTGAGAGAGAAAGAATCATCTCGGTCTCTTCACCAGACTCGATGTTTATCATTGTGTAACTTGGCATGTGTTTATCCTATGTCAGCTGACTATATTATAACATAAAAAATAACCAGCTGACACAGTTATTTTCCTCCTATGAGACTTCAGCTATACGACTTGAAAGAAACTCGTGTTTTCGTTTGAGTTTCGACACTAGGTCTTTATTACCTTTCTTTACAACCTTATTAATATATTGTTCTAATTCCAGTAAATCGTTACGCAATCTTTCGAGCTGAATTTTACTCATTGGTTCTCCTATAGTTATTATTATTTTAGAATTAAACCTGGATATGCCTCCTGTACTAGTTTTTTTGTGATACCTTTTGCTGGCTGTTTTTTATCAATCATATTACACAACAACTCAGCGTCTTTAGGGTGAACAATCTCTAACAAATCGATAAAGAGTTTTTCACGGCGGAACGCAGGCATCTTTTCACCTGGACCGCCTTTCACCCAATTAGCAAATTTTCTATTATGTTTGAGTAAGTTTGATGGAACACTAGATTCCTCTGCTGGTTCATATGGCGGTTTACCTTCAGGTAATAGCCATTGAACACTATCATCAAATATACCACGAAGCACATCTTTCAATGCCCAGTTATTTTGATGCTCTTGAAGAATTTTAATCTTATCCGCCTTTGTTTTAGCAGCAGAAGCTTTTTCTATAATTTCGTGTACACGCCACGTAACTTTATTTACCATATCAAATGAATTCCTTAACATCTTCTAATAATCTACGACAGCGTTTATCGACAAGATATTGAAAAACCTTCTTAGAATTTTCTTTCTTATCTTGGCTGTTAAATGTATTTATAATATCCTGTTTTAGATCAGCTGGTGTTGATTCAAGATCTATTAACTTTCTGTTACGTTGAATGTTACGAAAAACATCCTGTCCTTGTGAGGTAGGATCTTCCATCAACGCCTCCATAATTGGCTTGCGTAATGGAGTTTGTCTTACACC